TATTGCAAATGATACATTTGATAAGGCATGCGTTGCCGGAATTGCAGAGACTACTCAATCTGCTGGTCAGACAGTAAAAGTAATTGTTGCCGGAATAGTAGCAACCTCTGGTTTAAATGCAGGTGATCAATACTTTTTATCTGCAGCTTCTGCCGGTGCAATTGTAGAAACACCTCCATCCACTGCCGGCCAGTTTGTTACAAGAGTAGGAGAAGCCGGTAGTACTGGTCAATTTATAGTTAATGCTGAACGACCAATACTTTTAAGCTGACGGTTTACTGGACGTAAAATAAATATAACTAACAATTCAATAATCTTTGAATTGTATCGGAATATAAAATGGCAACAAGAAAGGCACTTGTTTTAGTTTCAGGTCTATTTCAGGAGTTAAATTCTTCTTCTGATAAACTAGATTTTGCTGGTAATAGCACTACTGATTTAAGTGAGGGTTCAAATCAATATTTTACGACTGCAAGAGCAAGAGGGTCTGTTTCTGTAACTGACTCAGGTGGAGATGGGAGTCTTGCTTACAATAGCTCTACTGGCGTGATTACCTACACAGGTCCTTCAGCAAGTGAAGCTAGAGCTCATCTTAGTGTTGCCGGTGGTTCTGGATTAACTTACAACTCAAGTTCTGGAGAGTTTGGAACGTCTGCAATCCCAAACAGTCAACTTGCTAATGATGATATAACAATAGGAAGCACTTCAATTGCACTGGGAGCTAGTCAAGGAACTTTTACAGGTTTAACTTCTTTAACTTCTACAACCCTTATAGGTACAACTTTAGTTTCTGGATCAGTAGATGCAGCCAACTCTATATCAATAGCAAGTGGAAATATTACCTTTGAGGGTTCATCAGCAGATGCAAATGAGACAATACTGACAGCAGCAAATGCCACAGGTAGTGATAAAACTCTTACTTTACCAAACGAAACAGGAACAATATTATCTACAGCATCATCAATTGCTAACAGTAATCTGGCTAATAGTACCATAACTTTCGGGAGTGCTTCAGTTGCTTTAGGAGACACAATCACTGGAATGTCATTAACTAATATTCAAGCAATAACAAAATTACAAGTTGGAGTAGAAGGAGGAGCTGGTAATATTGTTCTTCACGCTGATAATAGTGGAGGATTTAGCAGAGGAATTACTTTTGAAGGTGCCTCTGGAGGAGCAGATACAAGCGAAACATTACTAGCTGTTACAGAGCCTACAGCTGATAGAACAATCACCTTCCCTGATGCCACAGGAACAGTTGTCTTATTAGGTTCACTTAGCGTTGCTGGAGGATCTGGATTAACCTATAACTCAGGAACAGGTCAATTTGGAACAAGCTCAATACCAAATGCTCAATTAGCAAACAGCACTATTACGATTGGAAGTACAGCCGTGGCTTTAGGGGCAAGTGCGACGACATTTACTGGGTTAGCTTCGGTGACCTCCACTGCTGTAGTAACCAATGACAGTGGATTTAGAGTTAGAAACAATAGTGATAATACAAAAATATTCGCTCTAGATTGTTCTTCCATATCGGGAAGTACAACAAGAACATTAGTTGTTCCTGATTCAAACGGAACAATTGCAACTCAGGCTTATGTTCAAACTCAGATTACAGCTGAAGATCTTGACATAACAACAGATTCTGGAACGATTGCTATTGATTTAGATTCTGAAACTTTACAGCTATCGGGAGGCACTGGTATTGATACAAGTGCTTCTGGTAACACAGTAACAGTGGCTGTAGATTCGACTATAGCAACTGAAAGTTTTGCTACCGCAATAGCAGTAGCGTTAGGATAGTATTATGTCAACCCAAGTTCAATTTAGAAGAGGAACAACAGCTGAGCACTCAGGATTTAAAGGTGCAGATGGTGAAGTAACTGTAGATACTTCATTAAAAACTGTTGTTATCCATGACTCAATAACAAATGGTGGTTTTCCAGTATTAAGACAAGATGGTTCTAATTCACAATTTGAAAGAGGATCAGTTACAAACTGTGCTTTAAAATTTGCAGGAGATTCTAATACTGGAATAATTAGTCCAGCAAGTGATGAGATTGCCTTAGTAACTGGTGGGTCTAGTCGTCTTACAATAGATGCTAATGGAGCTGCTACCTTTACAGGTAATATCCAAGTAAATGGATCTTTATCAGTAACAGGTACATTTAATTCCGGAGAAAACTTAGCATTAATTATTGCTTTAGGATAATATGGCAAACACCTTCAAAGTCGATACAAAATCTAGTTGTGTAACCGACGCACATACAAGTTCAAATGCAAATGTCCTATCAGCAGGTGGTTCTGCTACATTAGTTCTTTTAAGTATTCTAGTGGCAAATAAAACAGGAGCTAGTGCTGATGTAGATGTTTTCTTAGTTACAAATACAGGAGATGACGTTTTTCTTTTAAGAAATGCACCAATACCTGCTGGATCTTCGCTTGAATTAATTAGTGGATCAAAAGTAATTATGGAAAGCAGTGATGTTCTGAGAGTTAGAACTGATACTGCTAGTGCTATTGACGTAGCAGTAAGTTATTTAGAGCAGACATAAAATGGGATTATCAGTAAATAACGATTTAGTAAATTTATCTGATAATTTTGAAAGTCTTAAGGCAAAGGTTGAGGCTATTGAGATTATAGTTTATGGTGAAAAAGTTTTAGAATTAGATGATTCTACTTGGGAAAATATTAGAAAAAAAAGGGATTATATTTTAAAATCTACAGATTGGACAGTCATACCAGGATGCTCTGTTGATCAGGCACAGTGGTCTGCATATAGACAAAATTTAAGAGATATTCCTCAAACGTACAAGATAATTACAGATGTTGTATGGCCGAGTCAACCATCTTCTTTAGGACCAAATAGTTAAAAATTTCCCATATTTACTGAGCTTAAAATAATTAAAGAAATTAAGAAGACTTCTGGTTTAAACTGCTATGCCATATATTGGAAATACTATACGTGCTGCTGACGATTATAGGTTGATTGATGACATAAGCAGCAGCTTTAATGGCAGTACAACAAGTTTTGCATTACAAGTTGCCGGTTCTGCTCCTGTTCCTTTTCCAAAATCTCCTCAGCAAGTTTTAATATCAGTAAACGGAGTTATTCAAGAGCCTGATCCTACTGGATCTTCAGGATTTAACTTGGTTGGTACAAATATAGTATTTAGTTCTGCTCCCACAAATGGACATGCATTTTTTGGAATAATATATGCAACTGCTGATTATTTAAACTCAGGTGGTAACTTTCCTTCAGGTAGTACTGGTTCTCCCTCCTTAACATTTATTGGAGATGAAGACACTGGAATCTACAGAAAAGGTTCTGGTAGTGTAGGTTTTGTTTCTAATTCAACTGAAATTGCAAATACTGATAGTAATGGATTGACTATTTCATCTGGCAATATAATTTTAGGTGATAGTAGTGGTGCTAGTGATGATCGTATCAAGTTAGGAGCAAGTGCAGATTTCCAAATTTATCATAGTGGATCTCAGTCACGTATCGAGGATACTGCTCACCCTGTATTTATTAGAGGTAATCAAGTTCATTTACAAAGTGCAAATGGAAATATGATTTCCTGTTATCAAGATGCTCAAACAGAATTATTCCATAATGAAGTAAAACGTCTTGAAACTACTTCGACTGGAATTACAGTTACAGGAGTTTGTACAGCTACATCTTTTGCAGGAGATGGTAGCAGCTTATCTGGTATAAATACAGACTTAGTTTCTGACACCTCACCACAGCTAGGTGGTGCTTTAGATACTAATGGTAAAAATATAAGTTTTGGCGATGGGTCTAGTGATGCAAATGTAAATAGATTAACATTTGGTGCAGGTTCAGATCTTGTAATTTTTCATGCACCTGAAAATAGTTTCATACAGGAAAATGGTAGTGGAAATTTAAAAATACAAGCAAGTAATTTAATTCTTGCAGATGCCAATGGTACAAATTTCTTTCAAGGAATCAATGATGGTGCTGTAGAGCTATTTCATAATGGCAGTAAAAAGTTTGAGACATCTTCTACTGGTGCAAGTGTCACTGGTACATTACAGGTAGGCACTACTTCAACTCCTGATTATGACGGTGTAAAAATCTATAAAGATTCTGGTAATATATTCTTTCAAGTTTCAATGAATGGTGATAGTACAGCTGGAACTCTCATAGGTAGATCTGGGTCAAAAAACTTTAGATTACAACAAACTGAAGCTGCACCTATGGAGTTTTGGACTAACAATACCAAAAGAATTAATCTTACTAGTGGAGGAAATTTTGAACCTGAAACTGATAATAGTATAAATTTAGGTTCATCAACAAAGAGATGGGCAAACATATATACCGCTGACCTTAAATTATCTAACGAAGGTTCATCTAACGATGTTGACGGAACTTGGGGGAATTATACTATTCAAGAGGGAGCTGAGGATCTTTTCTTGATTAACAAACGTAATGGTAAAAAGTACAAATTTAACTTAACGGAGGTGTCATAATGGCTTTCTTAGGAAAAAACGCTGCATACGCTTGGGGTCATTTTACTGGTACTGATACTGGTTCTATTACCACAGTTGCACAAAATGA